TGTCTTGTCTTTTTATTTTTTTTTTTCAAAGCAAAGGCCGACAACCGATTTTTCTGCCTCTCTCGGGGCCGCGGAGATGTGTAAAAGAGACGGCTTTTTTTCTTTTTAACTTGGCCCTTTTTGAAAGCAAAAACATCCCTTCCTTAAAAATCAAAAAAAAATTTTTTTGAAAATGCTGCCCGAGCCATATCGTTTGCAAATTCACGATAGGTGAACTTCATTACACCGCCTGCATTTCCATTGTATTCGATAGTCTTAACCAATGAGTTACTCACTCGACACAGCCCATCAGGAACATGTTTGATAGAAATTTCTGATGCAGTATAAGAAGTGCCATTTGGCGGTGATATCTCATTTTTTGCAGCATCGTAACTAACATAATCAACATAGTTACCGATTTGCCCATAGAGATTTTTTAACGCAACAGCTTGAGGGTTATGATAATTGCGGTAAATTCCATTCCCCTCACTGCAATATGTACCAGCAGCGATAGAAGACAATGCACCATTAGCCGCACCAAGTTCTAGTACGTCCGTTTTAAATCCAGTAGCAGATGTGATAATGGGATCGCCCATGTAGGCGGTAGCACTTTGCCCAATAGCAGGCTTCACCACTTCAATAGTAGTGATATTTCGGTTAGAAGCATGTGGCACGCAACCAGTTAGGATTACAGCAAGAGATATTGTTAACGCTACATTATTAATTTTCATTTTTAGCCTATTATTCTTTTCTTGACGAAAAACAAGGCGATATCTGATTGACATCGCCTCTCACTCATATGTAACCCTTTTTGATTAGTAAAAACAAGCGTCTATTGACAAAATCAATGTAGCCAGCTGTCGTCTTCCCACACCTTCTGCATAATTTTCATCACTTGTTTTCTTTCTTCATCCAGTTGCAATCCGGTCAGTTCCACACCGTTAGAGCTACCTTTGCGGATACGAATTACCGTTTTGGGATACAGGGGGCGCAGATTGCGGTAAAGCTCGGATTCAAGGGCGTCCAGAGTAGACTGGCTAATCTTCTGCTCTTTATCGATCATTATTTCAATGCGCATAAAAGTCACCTCAATTGATGACATCCATTGAGCGGTTGTATTCGTGGGTTCTGATTTTTGCCATGAGTTCATCTGTCAGTTCAGAAACCCACTGCAGGGCCAGCCCCTTCTCTTCATCACTACACTCACTAGCTGCTACAAGCTTAAGAAAAAAATCAATGCGCTGGAGCTTCAAAGACTCCAAAAAATAGTCCTGCATCTTTCCTCCTATGACACCACAAGAAATACTGTATATATAACCACTGTTTATATTTACAGTATATAATAATCTTACTGATGTAAAACGTTTTTTACGTTCATCAGCCTGATATGCTTGGTATTATTAAGAGCACGAATTGTTAACCCGCGGAATTAATACAGGTTCCGCCACTTATCATCTTCCTTCAGACGCTGGTTCCGATAGAAGATACGCAGGCCTTCTCCTGATGGAATACTGCCACCGCGAAGGAGCAAATCGACTTCTTTCTCGCTGCCATCAAATCCTCTGGACTTCAGTTCATAGACGAGCTGCTGATGCTGATGATCTGTAATTCGCTGTTTGTAGTCTTTACGCCTTTTCGGTTTAACCAGGCGCAACCTTGCTGCCAGCTCCCGGCGATCTTGTTTGCTCATACTGTGCAGGTAATCGTGCAATTCCTTGTCATCCATGCGGGTAATGTCCGTTCTGGTGCCCCCATCAGCTGATTTATCTTTCTCCTGTTGGTTCAAATTTTCAGCAAGGGGACAGTTATTGCCACGAGTCCAAGGGGCGCAAGCGCCCTGGTCGGCTGCCGCCTCCTGAACGTCAACGGCCTTACGAACCATTTTCCACTTCACTGCATGAGTGCAGATCTTACCCTCTGCAATGGGTGACCAGATGCCATAAATACGAATGCCGTGATCGCCATAGGCGGTCGGCTCTTCGTTGATTTCATAAGCGGTTCTGATAAGGTGATATTTACGGGGAACCAGTACGCCGCCCTGCTTCATGATGTAGGTGGCAAAACAACCAGCATCAGCTGCAGCCAGAATGGCATCAAGGCGCGGGTTATCCAGTACCGGCGCACCTGCTTTTTTGTCACCCTGTTGCCTTGCCGCCTGACCAGCCAGCAATCGCAGTTCACGGTAAGCCTGACGCCCCGGAATGCCAAAGAAGCGGAATTGCTGAACACGATGCAGAGACGCCCAGGCATTAACGTATTCAGCGTTATCACGCAGAGATTTACCCGTTTCCTTGCTGATCTCGCCAGCCAGACCACGCCCGTCAATGTTCTTACTGATGTATTTCGCGATGTAGCTAGTCGGCGTTCCTTTGCGCGGGTTTATCAGCTCAGACTTAAAGCGTGGCCCCGTGTTATTACCCAGCTCCTCGCGGTCTTCACGGATAGCAAACTTACGCAACAATGCAGTAATGGCGCGGCGGTCTTTTTTGCGCATGAAACACAACAGGTGCCAGTGAACTGTGCCGTCATGATGCGGCTCAGCCACCCGCACGCCATACCAGCGCAATCCGGCTTTGTGCATCGCCTTACGAAATGCAGCAAACATGCCGACCAGATAATCACTGCTTTGTCTTACCGTCGCATTTGTCCAGGTCGGGTTGGGCCTGCCGTTATTTAGCGTGGAATGGAAACGTGACGGACAGGTGATGGTGTAGAAAACGGCGCAGTCACCGCGCATTTCCGCGATAAGCTCCAGACCTTTAACACAGGCCATCATCTCATTGCGGCGATGCGCAGGGTTGCTGCTGCTGGCGTTTACCACATCCTCCATGTCCAGCGTGTCGCCGTCTTCGTTCACCAGTTCATGAGAACGGAAAAACTCCAGCGACTTACGGCGCTGCTCACGTTTATGCATCACGACTTCATAGCTGACATAGGGAGATGCTTTTTTGCTGACCAGGCAAACAGCACGCAACTGCTCTTCCCGCCATTCGCAACGCATCTTCCATAATTTCCGGTACCACCAATCGGCGCACAACATACGCGCCAGCGAACCCGGAATGAGTTCATAGGGCACGGGTTTACGGCGGTTTCTTTTCCGGCGGAGTTGCTCAAACGCAGGCGGTATGACATCCAGTCGCAGGGTTTCTGCTGCCACCTTTTCCCATGTCTTGCGGATTTCTTCTGGCTTAACATCATCGGTGGCATACAAATCACCACAAGCGGCATCAAGACACATACTCATATGCGCAGCGACAAGAGTAGACAGGCGTTTCACCTGATCCTGACTCATTTCAGGCAAGATCAGCAGGCCGTCCAGCCCTTCATGGCTTGCCATAAAGCGAAAAGAAGTGGATAGCTGACTGTCGCGTACATGCTCCAGTCGTTCCAGACATGGCTTAATCGTCTCACGCAAATAGCGGGAATAAGCCTTTGGCCTGCCCAGGCTGCTGAAGTATTCAATACGTTGCATCAGCGGCTTGCTGATATGGGAAGGCTGGGCGTTAACGTCCGCCAGTATGACCATGTCCGGATTAAAACGCTGCTGCTCATGCGCCAGCTTTGCCCGGCTAATGAGCTTATCCTGCTCCATTTCGCGCTGGACAGGATCACGGGATTCATTAAAGAAATAACGCTCCCAGACCTGATCACTCAGTGCCTCGCGGCGCAGTTGTTCCTGCTCGTTATCGGCAGCGTACAGAGTGATCAGGTTTGAAAGCGCAGAAACCGGCGCAACTTCCGCCGGGTCCAGATAAGGGTTAATAGCCTTTTTCGGGCTGTTCCATGAGAATGCTGCGGCGGCCTCGTTAAAGCCGCTGCAGTTGTTCATATCAGCATGGCTCATGCACGCACTCCGTACACGGCAGAACTATCCACGCCACGCGAAGGCTCAAATCCCACCCAGCAGCGTGCCCCAGAAACAGCGATGATTTCTGTTGCAGATTTACTCTCACCAGCTGCTACGCCGATGCTGCGTTTTGCCTTGATGTAGTGGTGAGTAAAATTGCGATACAGCGAACGGATCAGGGATGTGTCACTGTTAGAAACAATGACCGGATGTCCTTCTGATGACCGATGTTCAAGAACGGATGCCAGGTGATACTGGTCATCTTCAGTGAAACCATCAGTGTGATAGCCGGAAAACGTACCGTCATACGGCGGATCGCAATACACCACATCCCCCGCCTTCAACATCGCCAGCGTTTCATCAAAGCTGGCGCAGATAAACGTTGCTCGCTGGGCCTTTTCTGCAAATGCGCGAATTTCTTTTTCAGGGAAATACGGATTTTTATAATTACCGTAGGGAATGTTGAAATGCCCGCTCTTGTTATAGCGACATAAACCACGGTAACCGTGACGATTGAGATACAGGAAATATACCGCTTTCATGAAATCAGTAATTTCAGTTGAGTAATTAAACTCCTGCCTTATGTTGTAATAAGCCACCTCCCTGTTTGCGATCTCAAATAAAACTCTGGCGCGAGATATAAACGATTCACAATCAGCAGCAACCTTTTTATAGAGGTTGATTAAATCAGGATTAATATCCGCAACAAGATAACTGGGGTAATCCGTCTCCATCATCACAGCACAGGAACCCGCGAAAGGTTCAACCAGTCGCGGGCCAGCAGGAAGATGTTTTTTCAGTTCGGACATAATGGTAGTTTTATTACCCGCCCATTTCAGGATGGTGCTCATACAGCACCTCCGTTGTAATGTTTGCCTTTCAGCTCTGCGATTTCTTGGCAAGTAATGCAAAGCTGCACACCCGGAATGGCGCGGCGTCGTGCTGGCGGAATTGGTGCTTCACACTCAATGCAAAGCACGCGGGACACGCCCGGCGTTTTGGCACGGGCAGCACGGATATGACGCTGACGTTCTTCTTCAACGCGCTGTTGTACGAGATCCATTGCATCAGCCATTAGTGGATCTCCTGCGCTTCGTTCTGGATTGCTTCAGCAGTCACACGCAGCAGCTCTGCCGCTTCGACGTGGTTTAGCTGGCGGGATGTGATATGACACGCCAGGCTATCAAGGCGAGCTGCCATTGCTTCAGCCCTTGCCCGGCGTTCTTCCAGACGAGCCTCTGTCAGTAAAATATTAAGCCCTGCGTCATCCGGTCCGGCTTTGGTCGTGAGGGTTTCAATATTACGCATAATCAATTCTCCTGAATTTAGATAAAGGGATGCCCGGCGGGTTTACGCCATTAATTTCATTAGTTGGTTAATTCGGCATGGTTAGCCGTCTTGGAAATAAGCTCACCACTGCACGAAAATGATTCATTGCTTTAATCAACTCCCGCTTTTCATCAGTGGTCAGCTCATTAATGCTGATGCTATGACGTTCAGCTGGAATTTTTGCCATAAAGAATATGGCAGCCAGTGCCCGTTTATTTTGTTCATTATTGATATCCCGTGGATTACGCATATCTTTAATAAACCGCTCAAGCTCTGACTCAATATTAAGGCCAAAAACTTTCGCCCTTAATTCCGCAATGTGATTAAGTCCATTCAGGCGTTCGCCGGGGCTTAATGGAACAGTCGCCGCAGCGCCTTCAATAGCCATTTGTTCCCCCGTTTTTTCGTTGATAGTTCTGCCAGCAATTCATCTTGTGAACGGCACGGATGCCAGCGTTTACCATCCTTACCCATTATCCAGCCGTGACCGTAGTGCATTGCCGGACTTTGTTTTACCAGCAGCGATGCAAATGATGGTTCTTTCGTCAGCATAAGCACCTCACAGCAAACCGAATGAAGCACCGAGGCCAGTCACGGTATCAACTGCACTCGCCATCGCAGGGTTAGCCTGTAAACGGGCCTGCAATGAAACAGCAGCCAGCGCCATCAGTCGTGTTACAGAGTTAATGCTGCTGATAGCATCACGACGACCTGCACTGGTTTTTACATCGCCAGATACCGCACCTGCAGCAACACGCCCGATCTCTGCGGTTGCACTCATGACGTAATGTGGCAGTTTCTCTTTTGCCACCTCATTAATCGGTACACATGGCAGGCAGTGAATCTGAGCCAGAAAACCATCTACCAGCGTTGAATCTTCAGTCAGATCGGTAAGCAACCAGATTTCTGGTGCAGTTAATAAATGAGGTTGAGCTGGGTTCAGCTTGTTCCGCAGAATCTGCACATTCATGCCTGCACGTTCTGCCAGTTGCACCAGGTTGTGGCGCAGTGCAAAAGCCCTACAGGCTTCATCGAAATGCGGATGTTTGGAAATCTTGTAATCAAACATGGTGCCCCCCTTAGAAAGTTCCCATAATTGAACTTACTTACCAACAATGACTCGGAAGTTGGAATGACCGAGGGATTCACGGACCTGATCGGTTTTGTACATCAGATAACGCAGGCTTACGCGGCCTTTGTTTTTTTCTTTCTTGACCATGTACTTAGCAAGTTGACCATGGTGAATTTTTTGGTAAACAGAGCCGCGGGAAATACCCTCCCACTCTGCGAACTCTGCAGGCGTAGCCATCTCTTTTGGTACACGAATTGAAATATCAGTACTCATAGTGCAGTATCTCTTACTTTGTGTGCGTGTTAGTTCGTTTTAGCCCGTCTCTTAAACTCTCACATCAAGAGACATGAAGACATTACGATCTTGATTCAAGATTGTCAAATGGAGATCACCAATGTTAAACATCAGAATGGGTTCCGATACGGGAGGTAAGGCAGCTATTGAAAGGCTGCTTGAGGCTTATGGATTCACAACTAAGCAGGCATTAAGTGAGCACCTGAATGTCTCAAAAAGCACTATGGCAAACAGAGTGTTACGTGACAGCTTTCCTGCTGACTGGATAATTCAGTGCGCACTAGAAACCGGTGTTTCGTTGCTTTGGTTAGCTACAGGACAGGGAAGCATGAAAGGAGGAGCTGAGCCTGAGAAAAGTTCTCATAATGAGAACAAACAAGCAATTAAACCGTTATCCAAACTCATAACTCCAGCTATTCCTAAAGGAACCCTGGAGAATGGACAACTCAGTATTGATGAAGAGATTTTCCTAGACCACAGCATATTACCTGCAGATTATGAAGAATCGATGTTCTTAGAAACCCCTACTGATTGTTATCTCATCGATAAATCAATTAAACAGGTCAGCAATGGATTCTGGCTTATCAATATTGATGGAATGATTATTGTTGCAAAAATCATGCGGATTCCCGGCAATAAGATTGTAGTAAATCAAGATGAAGCGTCTTTCGAGTGCTCTACTGATGATGTGGAAGTTATTGGGCGTGCAGTCAAAGTAATAAAGAGTATCTAAACATGACTGTCAGAAAACAGCCAAACGGTAAATGGTTGTGCGAGTGCTATCCCAATGGACGCAATGGCAAGCGCGTGCGTAAGCAATTTGCTACGAAAGGCGAAGCCATTGCTTTTGAAAGCTTCACAATGGAAGAAGTGAACAAAAAACCATGGCTGGGGGAAAAGGAAGATCGGCGACACCTATCAGAATTAATTGAGCAGTGGTATTCCCTGTATGGTCAAACACTCGCAGACCCCAAGCGCCTCATGGCGAAACTTAGAATTATCTGTAATGGTCTAGGCGATCCCATCGCCTCAGAACTAACAGCCGGTGACTTTACGAAATACCGCGAAGCACGGTTAAAAGGTGAAGTACGAAATGAAGATGGCACGCTTATGTCGCCCGTTAAGCCCCGCACGGTAAACCTTGAACAGCGCAATCTATCATCGGTGTTCGGTACATTAAAAAAACTAGGACACTGGTCAGCACCAAACCCGCTGGCAGGACTTCCGACCTTCAAAATTACCGAAGGTGAGCTGGCTTTTCTTTCCGTGGACGAAATCAAGCGCCTGTTGGCTGCATGTGCTGAATCTCAAAGCCCGAGCCTACTAATGATTGCAAAAATATGCTTAGCTACCGGCGCACGGTGGAGTGAAGCCGAAAACCTTCAGGGCCACCAAATATCGAAATACCGAATTACTTATACAAAGACAAAGGGCAAGAAAAACAGAACAGTACCAATATCTCAAGATCTGTATCACGAACTCCCCAAAAACAGAGGGAAGTTATTCACGCCATGCAGAAAATCTTTTGAGCGTGCAGTAAAAAGAGCAGGTATTGACTTGCCAGAGGGCCAGTGCACGCATGTATTGCGCCATACATTCGCTAGTCACTTTATGATGAATGGCGGAAATATTCTTGTATTGAGAGATATTTTAGGGCACTCAGATATAAAAATGACAATGGTCTATGCCCATTTCGCACCAGAACATCTTGAAGATGCTGTTACTAAAAACCCCTTATTTAACTTAAAGTGATAAATAAAAATGCATATTCAACAAGAACTCGATGAAGAACTTAATAATCTTTTTGACACTATTAGAAAAAAATCAAGTATTCGACCACCAATTGAGATTGAAAAAAACCTTACTTTGATAGATGACTTCGCTCTAAAATGCAGTAAATTCCGGGGTTGTTTAGTAGATTACATCCAGGAAAATGATAACAGGTTAAGTTTACGCTTGCGCAATAGACTTAGAGCTGTAGATATCATGCAGAAAGAAATCGTCTCGTGTTTAGAGTGTTTTTTATCAGGGGATATTAAGTCGGCATATGACTCATTTGAAAGTATGCTAGAGCCACGAACTATATCTCGTCATATTGAAAATATATGCATACCTCTTTCTGACTTATGTAATGAAGATAAACCATTATTCCGCGTTAGAAAATCTGATACGCCACTTACATCAAGAAGAGATATGTTTCATATTCCGTTCAGTCAGCGTCACTTTGTTAGAGCACAGAGATTTTCAGTTGCTGGTCTACCCTGTTTATATTTAGGAACATCTCTTTATATATGCTGGAGAGAAATGGATAAGCCAGATTTTGATAAGCTATATATATCTGCCTACAAGATCGATAAAAATAATGACTCAAAGGTACTAAATATAGGACCTGATTTTTTATATAAACAGAGATCTATATTAGAGTCAAAAAGAAAGAACAAATATGATTTCAATACCAAACTCTCATATTTAGCACTTTGGCCTTTGATAATTGCATGCAATTATTTAAAAAAATATGACAATGCTTCCTTTGTACAAGAATATATTATCCCCAATCTTTTGATGCAATGGATCAGTCGGAACAGCAATGAGAATGTTGTTGGTATAGCCTACCGCTCAACAAAATTACCTGCTAATGCCTTAGGTAGCAGAGGAATAAATGTGGTACTTCCTCCAAAAGTGCGTTACGAGGAGATGGCCAATAATGAATTTTGTCCAAATCTAGCGAAAATTTTCAAATTCACATTGCCTGTATCTTGGCAGGTCCTAAAAACAGTTGAGTACGTGCCTGAATCAGTTGCACAATCCGATCGAGAGAATCTCAGCAGAAGGCTACGAAGAAGAAAAAATCGTGAGCTAACAGGAAGCATAGATGATGAAATTTTGAACATCTATAATTTAACTGACTTTTATAAACTCGAAACTTGTATGGATGAAATTCAAGTATATGCCCATATTAAACCATGATAGTAATGGCGACATTTTGGCGGCAGAGCATTAAAAGCCTATAAAACGGACAAACACCAAATAACATTAACAATATGTTTTCAAAAGAAATTTACTTTTTTTGTTATAATAAAAATGGTATGTAGGAATTTCGGACGCGGGTTCAACTCCCGCCAGCTCCACCAAATGATGATCCGGATACGTCCGGTGAAGTACAGAAAGCCCGCATGGCAGAAGCCCTGCGGGCTTTTTTGTGTCTGACGTTGTCCGAGAACATCCGGCTAAATCCGGTGATTATTGGTATACGTTTAGGTATACGGTAGGATGTATACCTAAAAACGTATACCAATTCATGAAGGAGCGGCCACAGTGGCACGGACAACACGCCCCCTTACCAACACCGAAGTTCTGCGCGCTAAGGCGTTAGAGAAGGATCTAACGCTGCACGATGGCGACGGGCTTTTCCTGATAGTGAAAACTAGTGGCAAAAAGCTCTGGCGCTTTCGCTATCAACGTCCGGTAACAAAGCAGCGGACAATGATGGGGCTCGGTGCCTTCCCCGCCCTATCGCTTGCTGATGCCCGAGGATTAAGAGCGGATTACCTTGCCTTATTAGCCAACGGAATCGACCCGCAAATTCAAACTGAAGTTGCAGAGGAACAGCAGCAAATAGCACTGGACAGTATTTTTTCAACGGTCGCCGCTAACTGGTTCCAGCTCAAAAGCAAAAGCGTTACCCCTGATTACGCAAAAGACATTTGGCGCTCACTGGAGAAAGATGTATTCCCTGCCATCGGTGAGATCCCCGTTCAGCAAATCAAAGCCCGGACACTGGTTGAAGCTCTTGAGCCAATCAAAGCTCGTGGGGCGCTTGAGACTGTACGTCGACTGGTTCAGCGCATTAACGAGATAATGATTTATGCCGTAAACACTGGTCTTATTGATGCTAATCCAGCATCAGGTGTTGGGATGGCCTTTGAGAAGCCCAAAAAACAAAACATGCCGACGCTTCGGCCAGAAGAGTTACCAAAACTCATGCGTTCTTTGGTGATGTCAAATCTCTCTGTTTCGACTCGCTGTTTAATTGAATGGCAACTCCTGACGCTTGTGCGCCCTTCTGAGGCCTCCGGTGCTCGTTGGGCAGAAATCGATCTCGATGCAAAGCTTTGGACAATTCCAGCCGAACGGATGAAGGCGAAACGTGAGCACATAGTTCCTCTCTCAACTCAGGCATTAGAGATTCTCGAAGTGATGAAACCAATCAGCGCTCACCGTGAACATGTTTTTCCCAGTAGGAATGATCCAAAACAATCCATGAATAGCCAAACAGCTAATGCAGCTTTGAAGCGTATAGGATATGGAGGAAAATTAGTTGCACACGGTTTACGATCTATTGCAAGTACTACATTGAATGAAGCGGGATTTAATGCAGATGTGATAGAAGCGGCATTAGCTCATACAGATAAAAATGAGGTAAGAAGAGCATATAACCGCTCTATCTATTTAAAGCAAAGAATAGGCATGATGGAATGGTGGGGTGAAAAAGTTTATAATAAAAACTGAAAAAAAATAAAAGCTCATTCTTATGAGCTTTTATTTCCCTGCATTATCTTTCGAATTATCAGCATCCTGTTTATTTTGAAAAGTCATAAAGGTATTATACCAACTAGAAACACGGAATATAGCAAGAACAGCTGCTAATGCAGAGAACACTGAGTAAACAAATATAAAGTAAGCAAAAAAACTAAAAGTTAATAAAGCATACTTATAGAAAACACCTAAATAATAATACATAAAAGCATTATTTATGAGAATACTACTATAGGCCTTGGTAACCAAGGCCGTAATAATAGTTAGTAATTGCAACAATATAAAATGGACAAAAGTTGCATTGACTGACATATAAGGAGAATATTCTACTTCTCCACTTTCACTTTTTTCATCACCAGTTATTATTTTTTTAAAGGCCTCATCACCAATAGCTATCCACATAGCAAAACCACCTAATGAAAAGCCCAGAAGGTTCGGCATCAATGACAGGATATCATTCCACCACCCCTGATGAGACCAAGATGGATAAAGAATCACTGTCATTAAAAAAGCACACCAAAAATAGCGACTTTTAAACACAGCCCCAGCGCCACCATAGATTTTCCAGTATCTAGCCAATGCACTGGTTGATTCTTTTTCTTCACTCATTACTTTCTCAGAAGCCTCTTAAATTCATCTGCTAATGATTTTGCCCTTAATAACAATAGCTCAGAAACCGATGTTACGTCAGAATCATATGGTTCAACCCTTTGAAGTGGTACGTCACTTGAGGCATGAACCTCTACTAATCCCGCCTCATTAATCCTGCGTATACTAACTTCACCATTTCTCGAAGCAATAAGAGCATCCTGTTTTAACTCACCATCAGGTTTAATTTCCTGACCTCGCTCAGACTTATATGTTTTATCCTCTTCAATAACCCCAATACGCTTGAAGCGCTTTTGCATAACACTTTCTGCAGAAGCGAGATCATCCGGATTAGGACGTCGAGTGACCATATTTATACACGTAATACCTTTTAAAGAAAGCATACGTTCTACACTATCTGGCTCAGTCAATATTGTAACATTAACCTTTCCAAATTTCTCTATAATTCTCTCATGAGAAAATATCCCATTCAGAAAGCTTTCTATTTGTCTTGATGTAAGATGCCGGCTCTTGTCCTGCATTTCGTAAACTAAAAGATGACTTGCGGGTAGAAAAACAAATGAGAATCTAGCTACATTTGGTTTTAAATTATCAGGTATATTTATTCTTTCCTTTTCCTCATCTGAAGCTATATCTTTCTTTACGATATCGAACCAATCGCCATTAACGTCAATATCTGTATACTTTAGAATTTCCCCCTCAAAAGGTTCACTAATTACCTGACCTTTCTTATAAGGGTAAAAATATGATAAAGTTGCGAATGAGTCTCCTCTTAAATTAACATTGCTCGCATTTTTTCTTGCCATCCTGAATAACTCGACATACTTTTCTGGCGAGTGGGGGTGCATGGTTATATTCACAGCCCCGTAAGTTAATTTTTTTGCCCTTGCCATTTTTATCTTTGTTCCCTTATTTCGTGAAAGAATCATATATACATGAAAGGCTTAGGAAAAACTATGTCTTAACGCACACCATCTAATAGCCAAAGGAAATAAAAATATAAATCATTATTCAAAATGGGAATATTATTTCCCCCACGGATAATGCTCATTAATTCCACTACCAGATTCGTAAAAATTAAAAAAACAACATCCAAGAGCAGCGCGCAATGCTCTCCCCGCCCCGCCTGCCCGCTTAATGGGTCGCTTTTAATGCAGGTGCAAAGATGGTCTCAGGCCGCGCCACGACTGGCGCTGGTCTGGCATGCCGGAGCGAGAAAACGCATGCAAAACCATGCACCTTATGGATGCATGGCTTATTTCGTTAAAAATAGCGGGATTTACGGGGATTTTTTGACAGGCTACTGCGCGGCCAGTCCGGCGCGTCGACGGGTGTAAATCATGTTCTGTGCAGGGGTGAATTTTTCACGATTATCATCCCCCGAAGGCGCGTCAGGCCTGTATCCGATGGCCGTTAAAATATCTTTATCCTGTGCAGAATAATTAATTTCATCTCCAGCGGTCAGCCAGACGGAAAGAGCTTCTCTCAGGTAAGAGACTGAACGGTCAAGCGCGCGATTTTTTATCATCGCGGGCTGGTTTTTAATCCCCATCAGCTCCGGTGCCAGTGCGGCGGCCAGCTCTGCGCCGTTCTGCTGCATAAAATCATGCAGCCGGTTACGGATGCTGATGCGCTGCACCTCCTCATGCGAGAAGATGTAGCGACCGGCGGCCTGATTAACTTCCCATTTTTTTACGTCAATCAGGTCACGCAGCATCTGTAATCTGCGGGAGCCTGATACATTGTCATCCAGCAATAATTCCTGATATTCCTGCATTGCGGCGGCCAGTTCGGTTTTACGGTTAAGCCACGCGGTTTTGTTCGTCTGACAGGCGTCACAGGCCTGCTGTAAGGTCAGAGTGGTCACGGGTTGTCTCTCCTGATTAATGGCGGAACGGCGAGCTGTAGCAGCCTTTTACCCGACGGGGTGCCACGGGGGCTGTCGGCACCGGCGCGGGTTTCTCATCGACGACCGGCGAACGTATCACTTCAAAGATGGACTCATGCGTTTTGAATGTCGCCGAGCAGTGCACATTCTGGCACTGCAGGTAACTCTCTTTGACGCTCTCAGACATATAGCGGCTGGTGCGAACGTGTGCCGCTGTGCGGCAGAAAGGACAGCGCATCATGACAGTAACCCCCGTGCTTTAAGGTTGGCTTCACGTTCACGCATTTTTTCCTGCCAGACTTTTCGCTGGCCGGGCGTGGTCGCAACATCATGCTCCATATGCGGCAGTGTGGAAGCCGACAGCCCTGTTTTAAACAGCACCGGTTCATCGGTCAGACGGATATTGCAGTCCTTCACGGCCTGTTCAAGCCACGCTTTCACCTGCTGCATTACAACTTTTTCCGGTTCGGTATATCCCTGATGCCCGGTCGTATTAGCAAGCGGATTATTCAGAACCAGTATGTTGAGTTTCATTGCTCTGATGAGGGCACCGCAGCTTTCACGCAGGGCTGCATCAAGTTCATGCTCTGCATACTGACTGAGGACGCCGTGATGTGCCTGACGGTATGCTCTGGCCGTGCGGTCACAGGCTCCTTTGAGCCTGTCCAGCTCAAAAGACAGTACCTCGTTCATGCTGTCACATTCCTGCGCCAGTTCCCGCCGTGCCACGTGCGCCAGATGGCGTTGTTTCAGCTCGTCGGTAATGACAGCACCACCGGCACGAAAGGCGGCGCGCCATGCGCCGGAATCATTGCCGTTTTCCTGCTCCAGTTCATTTTTTTGCGTTTGCACCTGGCTGATGACCGTCGTGGTTTCATCCATACGGCTGGCATTGGCGAGATGCGCCGAGCGGGCAGTCTCAAGGCGTTCCATTGCAGGTTTAAGGTAGTCGGGAATAACAGCGGTCTGAGTCATGTCGGGTCTCCTCTTCGTTTCAATCTGAGGAGATTCTGCCGCGCCAGACACAACAACACGATTCATTGCCGTTGTGGCAAAAATGGCACAAACAGACCTTAAAACCCGGCTGGCCAGAGAAAGGTCTCAGGAAAACCTTACTCACTGTTTGTTTTTTTACTTATAACTATTCACTACTGTTCACTGAAAAGAAAAAGATAAGTAATACAGTCAGATAAATGGTGAACAGTTGAGGGTGTAACTGTTCACCGACTGTTCACTACTGTTCACCCTTCTGTTTTTATCTGCCGATACCATTTAGACTTTATTTTGATTAAAAATCGAAAATATATAACTAAAGGAAATAGAAATTGCTGCATTGTAATGCAGTGATTTGCATCTGTTTGCCAGCGTTTGCCTTTGTTTGCCATAGCGAAAAGTCAATGTTTGTTTCCACGAAAATCTCACATGACCTGAGGAAAAATATAGACATAATAAGGAGCTACCCGAAGCCGGACGGACACGACCGGCACTGTATGGACTTTGTGAGGTAGCCCGATGCACACCGCTTTTTCTTCCCCGTCTTCCGCCCCTGCCGCGCCGTTGATGCAGGTTTCTGATACCGTTCACGAGCGCTTTATCCGTCTGCCCGAAGTGATGCATTTATGCGGCCTGTCCCGCTCGACCATTTACGACCTCATCAGCCGGGAAGCCTTCCCGAAACAAATCTCCCTCGGTGGTAAAAACGTGGCGTGGGCGCAGTCTGAAATCACCGCATGGATGGCGGATCGCATCGCCGAACGCAACCGGGGTTATGACGCATGATGATGACCGTCCAGCAAACAGCCCCTTTTTCTGGCTTGCTTCTTTTCATCGTTTCCATGTATAGTTTTCCCGCTGTCGCAAAATCGGCAGCCGGGCGTAGGAACCCGAGTTACTTCAAGGCGACACCAGACGCGCCATGCGTCTTTTTTTATGTCGTTGCTCAGGCACACCCATTTTTCGGGCTGTGGTGCTTATACCTTAGCCCCTGTCAGATAATGGTGGTCCGGGCGGGGCAGCCTTCGGGCTGGCCGGTTTCCTTGAAGGCCGGTATTCCTACCCCCGTTCGGGTCACCACCCATGAGCGTAGGAACTCCGGTGGTGGCATTTACCGCTACTTCAAGGAGGTTGCCCCTATGGCTACGACCCTCACCCCGTCACACCCGCAGTTTGTCTTTGTGTTTGCCGCCGTCCGTCGCGCAGACCGTAAACCCCGTATCTGTATGCTTCGCACCGTTGCCGGTGATGAGCACACCGCACGCCTTTCCCTCATTCGCGATTACGTCCTCTCATTCGCTGGCCGTCTGCCGGTTGCGGAGGTGCGAGCATGAGACACACCACCATTACCGCCCGTGACCTCGAATGTCTGGAGCATATGCGCAATGTCGGCCAGCTCGTCGGCGATCTGATGCAGGTGCAGGACTGCGCCACCGTTCGTCGTGACCCTGAGCAGCAGTTACAGCTCACCTCCGTGATTTACCTCATGACCGCCCAGCTCGACGGTGTGGTCGAACGCTGCAATCAGCAGTGGCTGACCGGGGAGGGCAACGTATGAAAAAGCCATTACCGCCCGTATTACGCGCCGCGCTGTATCGTCGCGCCGTGGCCTGTGCCTGGCTGACCCTGTGCGAACGTCAGCACCGCTACCCGCAACTCACCCTCGACACACTGGAAAGCGCCATTGCCGCCGAGCTGGAGGGATTCTACCTGCGCCAGCACGGCGAGGAAAAAGGCCGCCAGATTGCCTGTGCACTGCTGGAGGATTTAATGGAAGCCGGACCACTCAAGGCCGCGCCGTCGCTGTCCTTTCTCGGGCTGGCCGTAATGGATGAACTCTGCGCCCGTCATATCACCGCACCGGTACTGCACTGAGGGAGAAAATAACCATGAAAATGAACGTAACAGAAACGGTAAAACAGGCGTGCGGCCACTGGCCGCACATTCTCCCTGCGCTGGGTGTGAAGGTGATTAAAAACCGCCATCAGTCCTGCCCGGTGTGCGGTGGCTCTGACCGCTTTCGCTTTGACGATAAAGAGGGGCGCGGCACGTGGTTCTGTAACCAGTGCGGCGCGGGTGACGGACTGAAACTGGTCGAGAAGGTGTTCGGTGTATCAGCCTCTGAGGCCGCCGGGAAGGTGAACGCCGTGACCGGCAATCTGCCGCCGGTTGCCCCGGAAGTGATTGCGGCCGCAGAAGCAGAAACGGAGGCTGACCGCAAAGCGGCGGCCGCGCTGGCCGTCAGGCTTATGGATAAAACCCGACCGGCCACCGGCAACGCCTACCTCACCCGCAAGGGTTTCCCAGCGCTGGAATGTCTGACGCTCACGGCTGTGCATAAAACCGGCGGCGTGACGTTCCGCGCCGGGGATGTGGTTGTCCCGCTGTATGACAATACCGGCGCGCTGGTAAACCTTCAGCTCATCAATTCTGAGGGTCTCAAACGCACCCTGAAGGGCGGTCAGGTTAAAGGGGCATGTCATGTCATCGAAGGGAAAAAACAGGCAGGAAAACGCCTGTGGATTGCGGAGGGCTATGCGACCGCGCTCACCGTGCATCACCTGACCGGGGAAACCGTCATGGTGGCACTGTCGTCCGTGAACCTTCTTTCTCTGGCGAGCCTTGCCCGTCAGAAACACCCGGCCTGTCAGATTGTCCTCGCCGCCGACCGTGACCTTAACGGCAACGGCCAGAGTAAAGCCGCTGCGGCCGCAGACGCCTGCGAGGGCATTGTCGCCCTGCCGCCGGTGTTCGGTGACTGGAATGATGCGTTTATGCAGAAAGGCGAGGAGGCCACGCGGAAAGCGATTTATGACGCCATCCGGCCTCCGGCTGACAGCCCTTTCACTACCATGAGCGAAGCGGAATTTACCGCCATGAGCACCAGTGAAAAGGCAATGCGGGTGCATGAACATTACGGCGAAGCGCTGGCCGTGGATGCGAACGGCCAGCTCCTGTCCCGATATGAGGCCGGAATATGGAAAATCATTCCCCCGTCGGATTTTGCCCGCGACGTGGCCGGGTTGTTTCAGCGTCTGCGCGCCCCGTTCTCGTCGGGGAAAATTGCCTCAGTGGTGGAGACCCTGAAACTGATTATTCCGCAGCAGGACGCCCCTGCGCGCCGTCTGATTGGCTTTCGCAACGGCGTACTCGATACCGCCACCGGCACATTCAGCCCGCACCATAAATCACACTGGCTGCGCACGCTATGTGATGTTGATTTCACCCCGCCGGTGGAGGGCGAAACGCTGGAAACCCACGCCCCTCATTTCTGGCGCTGGCTTGACCGCGCTGCCGGTGGCAAACCGGAAAAACGCGATGTGATTCTGGCCGCGCTGTTTATGGTTCTGGCGAACCGTTACGACTGGCAGCTCTTTCTCGAAGTCACCGGCCCCGGCGGGAGCGGAAAAAGTATTCTGGCCGAAATTGCGACCATGCTTGCCGGGGAAGATAACGCCACGTCGGCTACCATCGAAACGCTGGAATCACCACGTGAACGTGCTGCGCTGATTGGCTTCTCGCTGATTCGTCTGCCTGACCAGGAAAAATGGAGCGGTGACGGGGCAGGACTCAAGGCCATCACCGGCGGGGATGCGGTCTCGGTAGACCCGAAATACAAGGATGCATACTCCACCCATATTCCGGCGGTGATTCTGGCCGTGAACAATAACCCGATGCGCTTTACTGACCGCAGCGGCGGCGTCTCACGGCGCCGGGTGATCCTGCATTTCCCGGAACAGATTGCCCCGGAGGAACGCGACCCGCAGCTCAAGAACAAAATCGCCCGCGAGCTGGCCGTGATTGTGCGCCAGCTAATGCAGAAGTTCAGCGACCCGATGACCGCCCGCACCCTGCTCCAGTCACAGCAGAATTCCGACGAGGCGCTCAGCATCAAGCGCGACGCCGACCCGGCATTTGATTTTTGTGGCTATCTGGAGGCACTGCCGGATCCTGACGGTATGTATATTGGCAATGCTAACATCATCCCGCGTCAGCCGCGTCTGTATTTGTATCATGCCTATCTGGCGTACATGGAAGCCCACGGCTACAGGAATACACTCAGCCTTACCATGTTCGGTAAAGGACTGCCAGCCATGCTGAAAGAGTACGGGCTGAGTTATGAAAAGCGCCGTAAAAATCAGGGCATACAGACCAATCTCACACTCAGAGAGGAAAGCAACGCCGACTGGCTACCAAAATGCGATGACCCCATAGCGAAATAACCTTCCCTGACCGGCATCGCCGGTCTTTTTTTTACCTGCAAAACGGCAAAAGTGAACAGTAAAGTGTTCACTGTTCACCGACCATTCACCGATTAAGCCACTGAATATTAAAAATAAAAATACCTAGTGAATAGTGTGAACAGTTTTTCTAAAAAAAAGTTTTTTTCTTGATGTGATCTATCCAAAAACAGGTTCACTTAACCGCAGGAAGCGCTGCAACAAATTGCCATTGGTATACGCTTAGGTATACCAATGAAAGTTGAATTGGTTAAAGTCACCTAATAACAGATGATTACGTGAATTATTCAGACTCCGCCAGCCCACCAAATATTGATGTACTGAAGTTCAGTAAAGTCTACTAAGCCCGTATAGCACAAGCTCTGCGGGCTTTTTTACGTCCATTGCCGCCTGGTGAGGATTGCAGAGAACCTTACGGACACTGGAGTCAAATGACGCGGTGGGTAAAGCGGCTGCGCGATGGGTGACAGGGCAAAACGCCAAAAGTCTCACCAATAACTCCTGAAAGAATTGGAATACGAGAGTCAAAGAAAATAGAACACTCACTGAGAGTCCTGCCTGGCTGGGGCAAAGCTCGCAGTCAGACTGTCGAGCATAAAGATAAGCAGTTGCCCGTGAGACGCCAGGATGTTGGGCTACGGTATCCATAGATTTGCGAAGATTCAGCAGACCTTCTTTGCGAAGCTTTAATGATCAATTCTTTTCTGTCAGCTGCTTTAAGCGTCCTGGCCGTAGTGGCACGAGCAGCGGCGAAACTATCTATGCGCTGTCGAATGGTCTCTGTTCCTCCAGGAGCAATATTTTCTCACGGAATTTTTTATTACCGTAGGCGTTATTCAGCGTAGTCCGAAGACGTGATCCTGCTCACCCAGTCAAACATAACTTGCATATGATTGCCATTGGACTTCCTCACACCAACCTGACACGCATTTACGCCTGTCGTTTTGCCAGTCAAAACCTGTCCATACTTCATATAGATTTTGATACCGACTCCCTGTTTATAGCACTTATTGCAAATCGAGAAATAATCTCTTCTTGATGGAGTATATTGCTGAAGATTAAATTCGTCAGCCGGCACCAGCGAAAGATTAAAAGCGTCATTACCTGATAATTCTTCAAGAATAGCCAGAGACTCTAGTTTAACTTCAATGCGCTTATTTCCTTTAGGTTTATCCGAAGCCAGAATCAAATTTTCCTTCGGATTAAACTTCGCAATGTAGCCTGTGATTATCCGGGCATTATTACTCACCAATCGAACAGGGATATCATTAAAACGTAGAAATTGAACTCGACGAGCAAGCATAGAATAATCCCGCGGCCATATTTCAGCTTCTCGCCCGTAGGAAATATCATTTACAGCTATACATTCCATAAAGATATATTCATCTATGCTGAATGAAAAAGCCCCGGATTCACGGGGCTGAATAAAACGAAATAAATTAACGTAACAGAGACAGCACGTTCTGCGGGACCTGGTTAGCCTGCGCCAGAACGGAGGTACCGGCCTGCTGCAGAATCTGCGCGCGAGACATGTTGGAGACTTCGGTCGCGTAGTCGGAATCTTCGATACGGCTACGCGCTTCAGACAGGTTGTTTACGGTATTGCCCAGGTTGGTGATAGCGGAGTTGAAACGGTTTTGTACCGCACCCAGATCAGAGCGCAGCGCATCCACCTGCGCCAGCGCGGCATCAATTTTCTGCAGCGGGTTTTCGGTGGTTTTAGCGGCTGCTTCAGCCAGCTCTGGTTGTGCTTTGAAATCATGACCAGCGGCTTTGCTGGCATTGTAGGTTTTACCGTCGATAGTAACGACTTCGGTTTTACCATCTACGCCACCCAGTTGGTTAGCCGCTGTTTTGGTAGTGCCGTCAGCAGCAGTATAACTTGTGGTTTTAGCTTTAATTGCTCCTGTCGCTTCATCGTAATCTGCGGCGTAATACTTATCGCCAGCTTTAAGCGCATAACCGCCTTCAATTGTCTTACCATTTTTATCGGTATAAGACATTTTGACCAATGTCGCGGCATTTGCATCGGCAGTGTCAACGCCGCCAGCGATTAAGGCATTCTTAGCATCTGCTGAAACAACTGCTGGTGTATCTTTTAACTCCTGTACTTCTGTTTTAGTTGCCGCACCAGCAGGCATTGTGGTTTTAGTTGCACCCGTAGCAAGTGTAACTTTACCGTCAGTAGCAACGTTAACTTCATAATCGCCATTTTTGGCGGCATCAGCACCAGTAAAGCCACCAATAGTAACAAAGTACTTATTATTATCTGCGTCAAATTTAACTGTACCACCCGTTACAGCAGCCGTACCAGTCGTACCACCAATGGCCGCTTTGATGGCCGCATCATCAAGGCCTGAGGCATCCAGTGTAGTACCATTATCGGCATAAGCTTTCGTTGTTACTGCTGTATCTTTCACATCATACGCTTTCTGCACGTTCAGTGAATCCAGGCCCAGGGTCTGAGAGTTGATCTGCTTCAGATCGATATCGATAGTTTCACCGTCGTTGGCACCAACCTGGATGGTCAGGGTGTTGTCCTGCGCCAGGACTTTCACGCCGTTGAACTGAGTCTGGCCGGATACACGGTCGATTTCGTTCAGGCGCTGGGTGATTTCAGCCTGGATGGAGTCGAGGTCAGACTGGGAGTTGGTGCTGTTAGCAGACTGAACCGCCAGTTCACGCACACGCTGCAGGTTGTTGTTGATTTCGTTCAGCGCGCCTTCAGTGGTCTGCGCAATGGAGATACCGTCGTTAGCGTTACGGGAAGCCTGAGTCAGACCTTTGATGTTCGCGGTAAAACGGTTAGCAATCGCCTGACCTGCCGCATCGTCTTTCGCGCTGTTGATACGCAGACCAGAAGACAGACGCTCGATAGCGGTGCCCAGTGCGGACTGGGATTTGTTCAGGTTATTCTGGGTCAGCAGCGACAGACTGTTAGTGTTGATTACTTGTGCCATAAAATTTTCCTTTTGGAAGGTTTTTGATAA